GTGCGCACTTGCACGCCATAGAGCAACAAATGCACAAGTCGCTCTGCGAATTGCGTGTAGCCATCCTCCGGAAACACGGCAAGGATCACTTGGCTGTTGTGGACATGGAAGAGGCCGTCCATGCATAAGCATGCAATGCCGCGTGCTGGAAGCAAGGCAGCGAAGTGCCTCTCGATGCTGCATGAGAGCGGTGGAAAGCTGAGCATCGCCGCTCTCCGTACCGCTCTCAAGGGCAAGAGCAACATGTCCGAGCGGGACTTCAACGAAATCGTCATCGGAAAGCTGAAGAGCGCACTTCTCATACGTATCGCCGGCGATGACCTGATGATCACACGCGAAGGACAGCGTTTCCTCAACATCGATCCTGATCCAGTCACCGATGCTGGCATCCCGGCTGCACCGCGCGTTGGCGGCGGCTTCCGCGCCTTGCGCAGCCGTAGCCCCATGGTGCTGCGTGCCGGTGCGCTTGACTACCGCGATATCCCGTCTCTCATGGGCGGCGTGGCCGTGCCGTATAAGACCTCGGCGCGCCAAGAAAGCGAGTAAATGGCAACAGTCAATGAAGTCTTGGCGCAGATGTCTGCGGTGCTGCCGGCATTGCCGTCAACGCCACTGGACCTGAGCGGCAAGTTCAAGAAATTCGGCACGGGTAAGAAGTCCTGGTACAAGTTGTCCGAGATCGTCCTGAAGGATGGTCGCATTGTCACAGCGGGCTCCTTTGGCCGCTTTCAAGGCCGCGATCCGGGTACCGTCAAGGTGGACGTGGACTGGTCCGGCATCAGCGAGGAAGAGCTGACGGAACTAAAACGCCGTCAGGAGCAGAAAAAGCAGGAGGAAGAGCAGCGCCGTAAGCACGTCGCAGAGCTGGCTGCCGGCCGTGCGCGCCGCCAATGGCGCCAGGCGAAGGCAGTGGACCCTGCGGCAAATGTCCCATACCTCGTGCGCAAGAAAATCACAGGAGAGGGCGTGCGCGTCGATGAGAACGGCACGCTTCTGGTTCCGGCGCGCCGGTATACCCGCAGCGGTGCTGACCTGGTGTGTGTACAAAAGATCGACGCGGCCGGAGAAAAGCGCTTCAATGCTGGGGCGGACATGATCGGCGCGAGCTGCCTGCTCGGCACGGTTAGCGCTGACACGCGCCAGATTGGCCTGGCCGAAGGCTACGCCAGTGGGCGCTCGGTGCGGATGGCAATCAACGATGCGCTTCCGGTCATGCTGACATTCAGCGCGGGGAATATTCTTGTTGTGGCGCGCCAGCTGCGCGCGGACTTCCCTGACGCGGAGCTGGTCTTCTTCGCAGATGATGACTGGCAGCTGGTGCAGCGCTACGAGCGGGACTTGCTTGAAGAGTTCGAGGTCGCGGCGCCGCCCATCGATGGCGCGGACCACGTGCTGAAAAATGCCAAAGGCGATGCAGTCACGGTGCGTGCGACCTGGCGCAAAGATGCCACGGGCACGGACTACATCGAGGCTGACGTGCGCTCCGGGCGCCGCTTCCATATCTGGAAGTTCGAGAATGCCGGCATTGCAAGCGCCCGTGCTGCTGCGCACGATGTTGGTCACGCTCGCGTGGTGTGGCCGACCTTCGCCAGCCGCGGAGAGAACAAGTGGACGGACTATAACGATCTGCACGCGGAAGAGTCGCTGGAGGTCGTTCGTCAGCAGTTGCAGGCCGTCCTTAGCGCTCCCGCGCCCTCACTCGATGAGAACGCCCCGCAGCCAACGCCGACAGCCCCGACCAGCGATAACGCGTCCTCCGCGCCTCCTGCTGGCGAAGCACCCGCGACAGAGTCGGCCGAGCCGGTGAGCTTACGCGTGCCGACGCTGGAAGTGCTCCTGGCGCATTTCGCCTTGGTGTATCCCACAACGGATGTGTGGGACGGCCTGCGCAAACAGAGGCTCAAGAAATCTGCCTTCGCGGCCTGGGTCGGCAAGGATCTGGCGTCTAGCTGGGAGAAGTCCGAAGGGCGCCGCACCATCATGCGTGAGAGCTTGCCCGCCCTGGTTGGCGGCAAGTCGATCGAGGGTGGCGCCGGCGGCGGCAAGCTGGCTGAGATGCTGGAGCAGCTGACACTGCTCCGCGGCACGGAAACGGTGTGGGACGGCATCGGCCAGCAGGTAATGAGTCTGGGCGCTGTGCGCGCTGACTATACGGCCGAACTCACTTCGAAATGGCAAGAGCATGCCATGCGCAAGACCATCGAGGCAAAGAACCTGGTGTTCGATCCCACGCAGCAGGCCGACCCGGTCACGCACGTCAACATCTTCCTCGGCTGGCCGTTGGTGCCGAAGGCGAACGAGCAGCTTGTCCTGCCGATCCTCGCGCTCCTTGAGTCGCTGTGCGGGGCCGAAGATAAGGTCGATGAGTGCGTGGCCTGGATCTTGCGCTGGCTGGCATATCCGCTGCAGCATCCCGGCGCCAAGATGCAGACCGCGCTGCTGATGTTCGGCGAGAAGCAGGGCACCGGTAAGAGCCTGTTCTTCCAGGATGTGATTGCACCGATCTACGGTGTATACGGAACGGTGGCCAGCCAGCACCAGCTGGAATCCACGTTCACGGCCTGGCGCTCGCGCAAGCTGTTCGTGCTGTTCGAAGAGGTGCTGTCGCGTGACGACCGGTTCAGCCATAACGGCACGCTCAAGTACATGATCACCGGCCGCACGATGAGCATCAACGAGAAGAATTTGCCGCTGCGTGACGAGCAGAACCACATGAACAGCGCATTTCTGTCCAATGAGCCGCAGCCGATCCCGATTGAGCTGGAAGACAGGCGGTTCATGGTGATCGAGGCGCGGGCCAAGCAGTCGGAAGCGTTCTACCAGGCGGTGAAGGATGCGATCGATGCTGGCGGCATTGAGGCGTTCTACCACTTCCTGCTCAACTTCCCGCTCGATGGCTTCAATGAGCACACCAAGCCGCCGATGACCCTGGCCAAAGAGCGCGTGATCGAGTTCGGCCTGAGCGGCTGGATGTCCTTCCATCGCGCCTGGAAGGATGGCTACCTGGATGCGCCGTACTGCTCCTGCCTGACGGAAGACCTCTACAACATCTATAAGCGGTGGTGCGACAAGAGCGGCGAAAAGCCGCTGTCCATGTGCAAGTTCAATGGATTCATCGGCAGCAGGGAGCACAAGGTCAAGCGGAAAGTAGCGGTAGGCAAAAAGCAGCCGAAGGACCGGATGGTGTACGAGATCAATTCGTCGGGCAAGGACGATCTGGAGGCACAGATCGAGAAGTTCAGGAAGTTGGCGGACGTGCGCGCTGATGGTGCGCTGGGTTGAAAGCAGGGTACGCAGGGTCTAAAACAAACCCTGCTGTGCGCAAACCCGCATGGATACTGGGATTGCGCAGGGTTGCAGGGTTAGTAGGGTTGCGCGCATACGTGCGTAATTTGTTTGAGGATGGTTACAACATTTTTTTCGATCCGTCATATTAAAAACAACCCTGCAACCATGCATACCCTGCTCTAAGTGAGTATTGGTGCGGGTTTCAACACAGCAGGGTTTGAATTGAAGGCTGCAAACCCTGCGCTATGAAGAAATTGAGGAGATTGGATTGCTGACAGTAGACGTGAGGCAGGCAGTGCAGGGCGTGGCAGACCATGCAGACGCAGGCAAGAAGCAGGTCAACTTTGCCACGCGGGTGGCGCTGACCAAGACAGCACAGATCGCTGGGATGGACGAGGTCAAGGAAATGCGCGACGTATTCACCAGTCCGACGCCATTTACCCTTTCCAGTGTGTTCGTTCGCCCGGCTACGCTGCAGAACCTGAGCGCTGAGATCAAGCTCAAGGACTTCGCGGGCAAGGGCACGCCAGCTTCCAAGTTCTTGGCGCCACAGATCAGCGGTGGCCAGCGCGGGCAGAAGCGCTTCGAGCGCGCACTGCAATCGGTTGGCGCTATGCCTGCTGGCTTCCGAGCAGTGCCAGGATCTGGGGCAAAGCTGGATTCATACGGCAACATGAACCGCGGCCAGATCGTCCAGATCCTGTCTTTCTTCCGCGCCTTCCCTGAGATGGGCTACAAGGCAAACATGACCCCAGCTCGCCGCAAGTCGCTGGCGCGTGGCAGCAAGTCGCGGCAGGGCATCGCCTATTTCGTCGGGCGGCCTGGTGACCGGCTGCCGCTGGGGATCTGGCAGCGTGTGCAGTTCGCTCGCGGCACGGCGATCAAGCCCGTGCTGATCTTTGTACGTACCGTGGGCTACGAGCAGCGCTATGACTTCGAATATGTCGTCGAACAGGCGGTGAAGCGAGAGTTCCCGACACAGTTTGCTCAGGCATTTGACCAGGCGTTGCGGACCGCCCGATGACCGATCCAAGGTACTCCCGGAAGGGGGCAGGCACGGGTAGTTCGAACCCCGATTTTTCTCTAGTCACGAACGGTATGTAAGGGGGTTGTATTGTCGGAGATTGACCTGTCCAAACCTATGACCCAGGCAGAATTCGGCGCCCTGGTCGGAATCAGCCAGCAGGCGGTTGGCAGCCTGGTTGGCCGCGGCGTGCTCGATGGCCGCATGCCGGGCCAGCAGATGCTGCAGGCATATTGCTCTCACCTTCGGGAGCACGCCGCAGGCCGGGCTACCGGTGGCGGCCTGGACTTGGCCACCGAACGCGCCGGCCTGGCCAAGGCGCAGCGCGAGCGTATCGAGATGGGCAATGCCGAGAAGCGCAAGGAGCTGGCGCCAGCGGCAATGATCGAGGAAGTACTGTACAAGGCCGGTGCGCGTATCGCTGGCATTTTCGACGCCATACCTGGGGCAGTTCGGCGCCGCGTGCCTGCGCTGTCCTCGGCAGAAATTGCCTTGATCGGCGAAGAAATTGCCCGCGCCCGCAACATCGTTGCGGCGATGTCGCTCTCCGACTTGCGCGATGACGAGGAGAGTGAGGAGTCCGAGGACCTGGCACCGTCCGATCTCGTCGAGGACGGTGAATGAGCAACCTATATGATGTGCTGCACTGGCATTCGCCAGAGATGGAAGGCATTGTCTCGCGGGGCCTGTCGGCCTTTGGTATACCAACGCCGGTCTCCTTGGAAGCGTGGGCACGGGAGCATTTCTACCTCTCGAAGGAATCTTCCTACGTTGAACAAAGCTGGAAGCCTTGGCCATTCCAGCGCGCCATCCTGGCCTGCATCAGCAACGATGACATCCGCGAAATCGACTTCATGAAGTCGGCACGTGTGGGATACACGAAGATGCTGTTGGCGTCGATCGGATACTTCGCAGAGCACAAGCGCCGCAATCAGGCGCTTTGGCAGCCAACGGACGGCGACAGCGACGAATTCGTCAAGACCGAGCTCGACACGATGCTGCGTGATGTCAAGGTGATGGCCAAGGCGATGCCGGCGCACGTGTCCCGGCACAAGGACAACACCCTGGCGCAAAAGAAGTTCAAAGGCTGTCTGCTGCACACACGCGGCGGCACCGCGGCGCGCGCCTATCGCCGGATCTCCGTCGATGTGGCCTATCTCGATGAGCTCGATGCCTTCCTGCGCGATATCGATAAAGAAGGTTCGCCCGATGTACTGGCCGGTAAGCGTGTTGAGGGTGCCACATTCCCCAAGTTGGTCACCGGCTCCACACCGAAACTGAAGGGTTTGTCTCTGATCGAGGATCGCCATGATGCAGCCGACGAGCGCTTCTGTTATGCCGTGCCGTGTCCGGATTGCGGCGGCTATCATGAGCTGCAGTGGGGCGGCAAGGAGGAGGCCAGCGGCTTCAAGTGGATCAACAACGACCCGGATACTGTACGCCACGCATGCCCACATTGCGGCTCGCTGATCGGCCAGGGGCAATATCTCGCTGTCGCCGAACGGGGGCGCTGGCAGAACAAAGGCGCCACGGTCACGATTGATCAGGACGGCGTTTTCCGCAACGCCGCCGGTCACATGATCCAGCCTCCGCGACACATCGCTTTCCACGTCTGGACTGCATACAGCCCGCTCGCGACCTGGGCCGACCTGGTCAGGGAATTCCAGACGGCACACCAGGTGGCGCAATCGGGCGACGTATCGAAACTCAAGGCATTTACCAATACCACCTTGGGCCGGACGTGGGCGCTCGATGTCGAGAAGTCGGATCACGAGCAGATGAGGGAGCGTGCCGAGCCGTACTCCTTGGGCACGGTGCCTATGGGGTGCCTGCTGTTGCTGGCTGGCTGCGACACGCAGGATAACCGCCTGGAGGTCGTGGTATGGGGCTATGGCCGTGGCTGCCAGAAGTGGGTGATCGATCACCGTATCTTCTACGGCAACCCTGGCGAGGATCAGGTGTGGCTGGACCTGGCGGAATACCTCTTCGAAACGGAGTTCCAGCATGCTAGCGGTCAGCGGCTGCGCATCCATGCCGGCGCGATCGACACGGGCGGTCACCACACGCACGCCGTGTATAGCTTTGTGCACGAGCACGCTGCACGCAAGGTGTTCGCAGTACGTGGCAGTCCAGGCCGGGAAAAGCACATCAAAAACGGAGCGTCCAAGGTAGATATCGACTGGCGCGGAAAGGTTCGGCGCAAGGGCCTGATCCTGTGGCAAGTGGGTACCAATCTGGCGAAGGACCTGATCTTCGGTCGCCTGCAGATCGAGCGGCAGGGGCCAGGCTTCATGCACTTTTCGAAGGATCTTAGCGACGAGTTTTATAAACAGCTGGCCGGCGAGGCTCGTGTTGAGCGGGCCGTGTCCGGAGGCCGTGAGTCACGCTGGACGCCACTGCGAAAGCGCGTAGAAGCGCTGGACTGCACTGTGTACGCGGTATGGCTGGAAACGCACCTGGAACTGGCGAAGAAGGTGGCGCATTACTGGGACCAGTTGGAAGCCATTGTGCAGCCAGCGATCGCGGATCTGTTCGCCGCGCCGCTGATGATCGACGAACGCGCACAGCCTGCGTTACCAGCACCGTCGCAGCAGCAAACGAATCAAGCAGCGCCGGCCAATGCGCCGGCGTCGCAAAGTAATCGAGGCGGATCTACCCGCTTTGCGTCAGAAGAGTGGTCTAACAGGGGATTTAATTAATGAAGAATTTGAAGCGCTACCATCAACCGGATATCGTTGGCATGCTGTTGAAGGAGGTCCGCGCAGCGCTAGGCACCACGGTATTCCCTGGCGAACTGGAGCGCGCAATTGAACGAAGAGCGCGTATTGAGTGGGGGGGACAGGAAGTCTACGTGAAGAAGTCAGGCCGTGATCCTGATGAGCGTGCCCTCGCGATCCGTGGCGAGTATAACGGCGCCAACGGCAGGGCATTACGTGAAAAATGGGGCCTTGGGCGCGCGCAGTTTTACAAAATATTGAAGGGCGCTTGATTCTTGATTGCGAGTGCAGACGTCTGCACTCGCAACTTAGTTGTACTTGTACCGTGGGCTAGGCTGGGTTTGCCAGTACGTCCTGGTACCGCAACGTGTGCTCAAGCGTTGCTCACTATGCTAACCTACACAGTAGTGTCGGTAACCCGGCATGATGGAGACAACCGATGACTCAGTCCCGACTCTCCGGTTTCATACGCGCCAACATGGAGCCGATCCTGCAGGCATGGGAAGATTTTGCGCGCACAATTGAGCCTCCTGCTCCGACGATGCGCGATGCGGAGTTGCGTGACCACGTTCACGAAATGTTGCTCACGTTCGCCGCAGATCTGGATACCCCCCAATCGAACCAGGCGTGCGAAGACAAATCCAAGGGATTAGGGCCGCGCGACCATGGGGACTCGGCTGCAGAGTCTCACGCCGAAGTGCGGCTAAGGTCCGGATACTCAGCCGTGCAACTGATCTCCGAATACCGAGCACTACGTTGCAGCGTTCTGACGTTGTGGGACCGTGATTCAAAGACAGCCCTGGCGACGGATATGGCCGACATGACGAGATTTAACGAGACTGTGGATCAGGCGTTGGCTGAGTCGATCGCCCGTTACCAAGATATAGTTACACAATCGCAAAACATGTTCCTGGCGATCCTCGGCCATGACCTGCGTAATCCTCTGGGTACGCTGGTCGGCGGGGCGAGTTGCATGACGCAGGCTGTTGATATACCGCCGAGGTACGTTCTCATGGCTACCCGGATGCTTCACAGTGCCAAACGGATGAGCCAACTGATTAACGACCTGCTCGACTTTACGCGCACCCACCTTGGATCCGGTATCCCCGTTCAAATTACTCCGGGCGATCTTGTCGTCGTATGCCAGCAGGTGGTCAACGAATTGCGCACTTTTCACCCGGAGAAGTTCGTAGTACTGCACGCTCCGCCGCAGGTGGATGCCACTTTTGATGCCAATCGCATCGCCCAAATGCTGTCGAACCTGATTGGGAACGCTCTTCAGTACGGCGACGAGGCGTCCCCGGTTCGCGTTTTCATGACAAGTAGTGACGACGAAATTTTTATTGCGATCAACAATCGAGGCCCAATCATTCCCCCTGACAAGATATCGCGCATTTTTGATCCCATGGTACGTGTCGATACCAGTGGTAACACTGAGCGCACTAGCCTTGGCCTAGGTCTTTACATTTCTTGTCAGGTCGTGCATGCGCATGGCGGACAGATCAGAGTCAAGTCGAATGCAGTCGATGGCACGACGTTCGAAGTGACAATGCCGCGCCCGCCCCAAACAGCGTGAGTTGCTGAGCCGTCGCTCTTTCTTCCGAATGTTCAATCGTTCTCTGCGTGGTGCGTGCTCGGACGCGAAGCGCACCACGCATCCCGGCGGGCGCAAGTTTCGACGGCCCTCCGCTGGCGCAACCAATCGAACAAACTTCTCATTTCTTCGGCATCGCTCCCCTTCCAGGAAGGGAAGCGTCTATCAAGCATGTTGGAAGATTGCCTTGTGCGTTCGCCCCCCCAAAGCAGCCGCTGAACAATTGGGGAGGTACCTTCTCACTGATGAGGTAGGCTGATGGCGTAGCGCCACCCACATGCCTCAGCCAGATCAAGCGCTTCATCAATAATGCCAGCCAGTTGAACGCTGACGCGGCGTTCCTGAACATTCGATAGCATGATTGTCTCCATCGTCGCTCTGTTGCGATTGGCCAAGCGAGGTAATTTACTCACCTTACCATGCCTTCTTTACCAGTGGGATTTAGGATATTTATCGATATTGATATTTGACCACAACTTTCATGAACGGTGAGCGCTCACGGTCCCACGGGCTGCAATGGCAGCGATTTTAGGAGCTGGCCTCGCGACCTTGCTCCTCCCGATCCGCTTTATCGAATTCCGGTCACGGATGTGTTGACCCGATAGTGCAGACGTTTGCACTGCGGCCCTTAGTCTGATCTTTCCCTAGAAATGAGACCTTGTAGTAGCTACCGTGGGCGCTTCCGCAGAAAGGAGTGCTCATGCCTACAAACCAAGAAATGCTAGCCAAATACATGACCGCAGAAGCGGCCATTCTCGAAGGGAAAGAGGTTCGGCTTGGCGATCGTATTCTGCGCATGGAAGACTTGGCTGCCGTGCGCGCTGGCCGTCAGGAATGGGAACGCAAGGTTTCCAGTGAACAGGCGGCAGCGGCGGGCGCACCGCGCATTGGCGGCCTGACGTTTTCCGTCGCCAGCTTCCGGGAATGAGCGTGAAAATCGAACTCAACTCCCTGGACCGCATCGTTTCCTACATTTCTCCGGCTTCCGGTTTGCGTCGTCTCGCCGCGCGCCAGGTGCTGAGCCAATACGATGCGGCCAAGCCGTCTCGTATGCGCAAGCTGCGCCGCGATGCTCGCTCGCCCAACCAGATGGTGCAGCAAGGCGCTGTCACCCTGCGTGCGTTGGCCCGTAACCTGGAGCGCAACCACGATATTGCTCGCGGCGCACTTCGCACGCTGGTGAACAACGTGATCGGCCCCAACGGCATCGGCGTCGAGCCGCAGCCGCGTCGGCGCGACGGTTCTATCCATGAAGAGTACGCGGCCGAATTGCGTGCGGCATGGCGCACCTGGTGCCAGACTCCGGAAGTCACGCGGAAGCACAGTTTCAGTAAGTCGCAGCGTCTGCTGTTCAAGACCATGGTTCGCGATGGCGAGAGCTTCGTGCAGGAGCTAATCGGCCAAGTGCCGTTGCTGGTCCATGGCTCCGATGTGCCTTACTCCCTCGAGCTGATGGAGCCAGACATGATCCCCATGGAGTTCCACGATGAGGGGCGTCGCATCCGCCAGGGCTTTGAACGCAATGCCTGGGGCCAGACCACGGGATACTGGGTATACAAGGAATTCCCAGGCGAGGACAAGTGGCGTACAGGCGGTTACGAAACCAAGCGCATTGAGGCAGCCCGTATGCTGCACATGGCCGCCATTGACCGGATCGGCCAGCTGCGCGGCGTGTCGGAATTTGCCAGCGTCATCACGCGCCTGGAGGACATCAAGGATTACGAGGAAAGCGAACGTATTGCGGCAAAGGTTGCAGCAGCGCTGACTGCCTACGTGAAGAAGGGCGCAGCGGAAGACTACACTGCGCCGCAGGGTCAGGCGGGTGGGGCGCGCGAGCTGGGCCTGGCGCCCGGGATGATCATCGACAACCTGATGCCGGGGGAAGAGATCGGCATGATCGACTCCAACCGCCCGAACCCTAATCTCATCACGTTCCGGCAAGGCCAGCTGCGCGCTGTCTCGGCCGGCGTTGGCGCTGGCTACTCCAGCATCTCGCGCGACTACAACGGCACTTATTCGGCGCAGCGCCAAGAGATGGTCGAGCAATGGATTCACTACGCCGTACTGGCCGACGAATTCACAGGCCAGTGCGTGCAGCCGGTGTGGCAGAACTTCGTCCGGATCGCTCACCTGTCCGGTGTTGTACGCATGCCGGCTGACCTGAAGGCCGGCACGGAAGACGACGCGCTGTACGTTGCGCAGTCGATGCCCTGGATCGATCCGCTCAAGGAAGCGATGGCCTGGCATTGGCTGACCCAGGATGGTTTCGCCAGTGAGGTTGAAGTGATGCGTAAGCGTGGCGTGAATCCGCGGGACGTGATGGAGCAGACCAAAGCGTGGCGCGATAAAGCCAAGGAGCGCGGCCTGGTGTACGCCAGCGACTACGCCAACGAGAAGGGCACCAACCTTGCCGGCACTGAGCTCGCAGCAAAGGGCACCGACTAACCCCCCATTTCGGCAGTCTCCTTTTTCCCTAGAAATGAGACTGCCGAAAACCGACACTGCTCCTCATTCCACAAGGAACGAGGACCATGCCCCCGAATCAAACCAACAATCCGAATCAACCCTCCGCTCAGCAGCCGCAGAAGTGGTACTCCATCCGTCCAGCGGCACGCGCTATGGCGGCAAGTGCGGAATCCTCCGCTGAAATTCTGATCTACGGCGATATCGGCGAGAACTGGTGGAGCGAAACCGTTACCGCCAAAGATTTTGTTACCGACCTGAACGCTCTGGACGTAGACAACCTGACAGTGCGCATCAACAGCTATGGCGGCTCGGTCACCGACGGCATCGCCATCTACAACGCCATCAAGCGCCACCGCGCGCAAGTTACCACCGTCATTGACGGTATCGCAGCCTCCATCGCCAGCCTGATTGCAATGGCTGGTGACACCGTACAGATGGCCAATAACGCGCGCTTCATGGTACATGCCCCATGGGGCGGCAACTACGGCAACAGCGCATCGATGCGCGAATTTGCCGACATGCTCGACGGCTGGGCCGATGCGATGGCCAACACCTACGCTGCCAAGACTGGCACCGACAAGGCCGGCGTCCTGGCGATCCTGACCGATGGCATCGATCACTGGTATTCCGCCGAAGAGGCGCAGAAGGAAGGCTTCGTTGACGAAGTGATCTCCGCGCTTCCCGTGGCGGCATCCGCCAGCATGCAGGCACAAGTGATGGCCCGCTTTACTTCGTTCCCCCGCCCAGCTGCTGCGCCTGTCGCTGCGGCCAAACCGACTACCCAAACCAAGGAGAGCACCACCATGCCACCGGCAAACACTCCGGAACAGCCGAATGCACAAGACGCTGCCCGCGCAGCCTTGCAGGCTGACCAGGCGCGACGCACCGCAATCGTTGCTGCATTCGCCCCCTTCAAAGCGTCCACAGGCGTTACCGATCTGCAGGCATCCTGCTCGGATGACATCGACTGCACCGTCGAAACCGCAAATCAGCGTCTGCTGGCGCACCTGGGCAAGGGTTCGACACCAGCAGCTGCGTCGCACATCGTCACCCTGGAAGACGAGCGCGATAAGTTCCGCACCGGCGTCGCCGCGTCCATCCTGGCCCGCGCCGGCCTGGACAAGGATGACCGCACCAATAACTACCGCGGCTACAGCATGCTGGAAATTGCCCGCGAGTGCGCAGCGCAGGCTGGCGTGAACGTGCGCGGCATGGACAAGATGGCTGTTGTCGCCGCGGCGTTCACCCACGGCACCAGCGACTTCCCGAACCTGCTGGCCAACATCGCAGAAAAGGCCATGCTGAAAGGGTACGAAGAAGCCGACGAAACCTTCCAGCTGTGGACCGTGGAAGGCAGCCTGGGCGACTTCAAGCCAGGTAAGCGCGTCGATCTGGGCATGTTCCCGAGCCTGGACAAGATCGAAGACGGCGGTGAATACCGCTATGCCGATATCGGCGACCGCGGCGAATCCGTCCAGCTGGCGACGTACGGCAAGATGTTCTCGATCACCCGTCAGACCATCATCAACGATGACCTGGATGCCTTCTCCAAGATTCCGCGCCGCATGGGCCGCGCCGCAATCCGCACCATCGGCGACCTGGTCTACGCGATCCTGACCGGCAATCCGAAGATGGCAGATGGCGTTGATCTGTTCCACGCCAATCACAAGAATCTGCTGGCCGGCGGCGGCATCAATACTGCGGCCGTCGATGCCATGAAAGTGGCGATGGCGACGCAGACCGAAGGCGGTGCCCGTGCGCTGAACATTCGTTTGGCCAAGCTGCTGGTGCCGATGGCACTGGAAGGCGTAGCAAACGTCGTGCGTGAGAGCGAATACGAAGTCGGCGCCGCAGCTAAAAACAACACCGTTCCCAATTCGGTACGCAACACCTTCGAAGTGATCTCCGACGCGCGCCTGGACCTGGCATCGGCGATCGCCTGGTACGGCGTGGCGAACCGCGACACCAACGACACGGTCGAAGTGAGCTACCTGGACGGCAATAAGACCCCGACCCTTGAGCAGCAGGATGGCTGGAAGGTCGACGGCGTCGAATTCAAGGTGCGTATGGACGCTGGCGTGAAAGCGCTGGACTTCCGCACGATGCAGAAGAACCCCGGCGCATAAGGAGCAAACCATGCCAAAGAACTACGTGCAGGAAGGCGAGATCCTGTCCTATAAGAACACCGGCCCCGCTCTCACGGCCGGCACGGCATTCGTTACGGGCAAGCGTATGGCCGTGGCCCTGGTGGACATTCCGACCAACGCATCGGGCTCCATTTCGGTGTCCGGCGTCTGGGCGGTGCCGAAGGTGCCGGGCGACAACCCGGTGATCGGTGATCTGCTGTACTGGGACGATGCTAACGACCGCCTGACGGTCACCGCAGCCGGCAACATCCTGTCCGGTTACTGCGCCGAAGCGCCTGCAGCGAATGCTGCCGTCGTCAACATCAAGATCAACGCCTGATCCATGTTCGACGCGCTTGAAGCCCGGATGAACCGCGCCGCACTGAAGAAGCTGGCCAACGCGCTAGCCAACTTCGGCGGCGAGGACATCCCCGTCATCTTTGATGCCGAATTCAAGGTAGGCATGGCTGGCGTGGTCGGCATGGGCGCGGCCGCACCGCAATTGGTGATGGCCAACGACCAGGTCCCGACGGACGTGATCGATGTGACGGTGCTGGTGAACGGCAAGGGTTGGCGCGTAGCTGATCGCCAGCCCGACAGCGAGCAGGAATACGGCCTCGCAACGCTGATCCTGGAGCGCGCATGACGACGGGCCATTTCAACGTCGTCAGCGCCCTGGTGGACTGGCTCAAGCGGGCGCCATCCATTGCAGGTGGAAACGTATTCCGCTCGCGCTCGCGGGCATTCTCGCGTGACACGGCAGCGGCCATCGTGGTGCGCCCGGTACGTAGTGCCTCGCAGCTGGCACGTGTGATTGGCGGCCCGACCATCTGGCAGACGCTGCTGCATGTGGAGTGCTACGCCCGAGGCACGGGCGATGCCCAGGAGGAGGCAGTGGACGCGCTGATCGAGGCCGTGTTCGCCTGCATTGCAGCAGATCCATCGCTCGGCGGCCAGATTGTCGAGATTGTCCCCTTGGAGGGCGACACGCTCTCCTGGGACTTCGACGAGCTCGATACCACCCTGGGCTGCGTCACCGCGCAATTTGTAATCACCCACGAAACCCAAGGAAGGGGATTGACCCAATGAATTATCAGGAAGCGGACGATCTGTCCGCGCAAGACGCCACCGGCCAGGCCGCAACGAGCCTGCAGGAACCGACGCGAGGCGGCAGTTATACCCGCGACCCACAGACCGGCGAATTGACGCGCAACGGCCCTGTGCCCGATGGCGCCGAGGAGGAATAAACCATGGGCCGTCTTATTCGCAATACCGCCATCCTGGCCGCGCTGGAAACGACCTATGGCCTTGACGCTGCGCCGAGTGGCGTCGCCAATGCAATGCTGGTCAGTAAGCTGAGCATCAACCCGCTCAAGATCGAAACCAAGGATCGCGACATCATCCGCCAATACCTCGGCAACTCCGAGCAGCTGCCGGGTGTCCGCTATGTGGAAATGGGCTTCACGGTGGAATTGGTCGGCTCCGGCACGGCAGGCCAAGCGCCGGCCTGGGGCCCGCTGATGCGTGCCATTGGCTTTGCTGAGGTACTGACCGCAGGCATCCGCGTGGACTATACGCCCGTGTCTACGTCGTTCGAATCCGCCACGATCTATTGGTACGACGATGGCGTGCTGCATAAGGGCCTCGGTGCCCGTGGTACTGCCACGCTGGAATTGACGGTAGGGGAAAAACCTTCTGCCACGTTCAAGTTCGTCGCCATTGACGGCGGTGCTACTGCCACTGTTGCGCCGGCCACGACGCTGACGGTCTGGAAGGTCCCGCAGCTGATCATCGACGCCAACTCCGGCGATCTGACCTTTGGCGCGACGCATGCCGCAGCGACGGCGCCTGCTTTCGTCGGTGGCACTGTCTATCCGAGCCAGGGCCTGACCGTAGACCTGGGCATCACCACGCCATTCCAGGCGCTGCTTGGCGGCGAATCGGTCGAGATCACTGATCGCAAGGTGGCTGGTGACGTCAAGTTGCAGCTCACCGCGGCTCAGGAAGTGACCTACCTGAATAACGTCAAACAGGCGACGCTGAGCAGCATCGGCCTGATTCACGGCACGCGCGTTGGCGAGAAGGTGGGCGTGTACATGCCTGCAGTGCAGTTCACCGAACCGAGCAAGGAAGAACTCAACGGCGCCCGTCTGTGCGGCTACAAGCTGCGCATGCTGCCGCAATCCGGTAACGACGAGATTCGAATCGTTACCAGTTTCTAACCCGCTGGCACGCCAGCAACAAGGAAAAATCACATGGCCAAGAAATACAAAATCGTAGTTAGCAACTCCGTGCGCGTTCCAGTGGAAGGCAGCATTGCCGATGCCGAAGGTAAACCGCAGAAATTCAAGTTCGCCCTGATCTGCGATCGCATCGACCAGCAGAGCATGCGCGAACAGTTCCAGGGCCAAGACCTGGTGTTCTCCGACTTCCTCAAGAAAGTGACCAAAGGCTGGGAAGGCCAGCGCCTGGTGCTGAACGACGATGACACCCCGGCCGCGTTCGATGTCGATGCCCTGGACGCGCTGCTGAACATCACCGGCATGGGTTTGGTTTGCTACAACGCCTACACCGCGGAGAACGCAGCCAAGGGAAAAATGTAAGGCATGTTGCCCGCGCCTGGGCCCGCGGCGAAATCGTCGATCGGGAACAGGCGCGGAGCAACCGCTCTACCGTCAACGAAGCGGCGGCGGCGTGGGGGCTGGTCATTGAGGCAGATGCCCCCGTCGAAGAGTACCAGTCCCTCTACCTCTGGCCGGAAAACGTGGCGGCATGGATGTTCTTCCAGCAGCTGGGCACGCAGTGGCGCTATGAGGACGGTTGCAGGATTGGACTCGACTACCCCGGCGCTGAAGTGTTCTTACGGTACGAGTGCCCGCGCAGCGAGCGCAAGGACACCTGGCGATTTATCCGCGAAATGGAGGAAGAGGCACTAATGGCTTGGCAAGAAAAACGGGAGAAGAATGGCTGATTCACGCGTCATCATCACAGCCCAGGCCGACCAGGCTATTCAGGAATTCAACCGGTTGCGTTCGAGCGCAACCGGATCGCTGCAGCAGATCGGCCAAGGTGCTGGCCAGTTTGATCGCGTCACACAATCGGCAGCACAAACGCGGGCAGCACTGCGCCAGGTGCCAGCGCAGCTGACTGACATCGTCGTCAGCCTCCAGTCCGGCCAGGCGCCCCTCACCGTGTTCCTCCAGCAAGGTGGCCAACTGCGCGATATGTTCGGTAGCGCCGGTGCTGCCGCCAAGGCACTTGGCGGCTACGTAGTCAGCTTGATCAATCCATTCACCGTTGCCGCTGGCGCAGGCCTGGTGTTGGCCCTGGCATATAACCAGGGTTCGCACGAGGCGGATCTGTACACCAAAGCGCTGGTCATGAACGGCAATGCCGTGGCCACGACCACCGGTCAGATGGCGGACATGGCGCGCCACATCAGCGCGACGGTCGGAACGCAGGGCGCTGCCGCCGAGGCGGTGGCTGAGATCGCCAGTACCAGTCAGGTTGCGGCGCATAACCTGGAGGAGTTCGGCCAGGAAGCGGTGCTGGCGCAGAAGTACATCGGCAAGAGCGTACAGGACACCGCGAAAGATTTCGCGGAGTTGGGCAAGGCGCCAGTCGATGCCAGCCGCAAACTGAACGACCAGTATCACTACCTCACGTTCGCGACGTTTGCTCAGATCAAGGCATTGGACGAGCAGGGGCGGCATGAGGAGGCCCTGGAGCTGGCGCAGCGGACCTATTCGCAGTCCATGACCGAGCGCGCGAACAAGCTCAAGGCCAACCTGGGCCCGATTGAGGGCGCCTGGAAGGGCGTGGGCGACTGGGCCAAGAAGGCCTGGGACAACATGCTCAATATCGGCCGCGAAGACACGCTGGAGCAAAAGCTCGCGAAAGTAGCCGAACGGATCAAGAAAACCGAGCAGGCCCGGTATAGCTTTGTCAATGGCAAGGATGCAAACGAACGACTGCCGGCATTGCGCGCCGAACAGGAAGCGCTCCAGGCGCAGCAGCGCGAACAGACGCGTGCCAACGAGGCGAAGGAAAAGGCGCAAAAGCTCGATGAGGCGAAGTATCGCTGGGACGATCTGGCCGACCAGCATAAGAGCAAAAAGGACAAACTCGCCGAGGACATTACGCGCGCCACCAACACGGGCGCAGCCGCCGGCATTAAACCGGAAGAAATCAAAAAGGTTGTCGATCAGATCAAGGCCGAATACGGCGATCTGAATAACGTCGGCATCGCTGCGTTGGAAGCACAACGTAATGTCGATAGGGAGCTGCTGGCTGGTAGCCTGGCATCGCTGGAGAGCCGCCACAAGCGCATGCTCATCACGGACGAGCAGTATTACCAGCAGAAGCGCGATCTGGAACTGAAGGATCTGGATGCGGAGTCCGCTTCGATCAAGAAGCAGGCCAATCTTGCCGCCGGCAAGAGCGACCTGGCCGAGCGCGAGAAGTACCTGGGCGCGCTGCAGGTGCTGCAGCAGCGTCGTAAGAACATCATCCAGGCGGCCGACGACGAGATTGCCGCTTCGGCGGACGCCGTGCGCCGCGCTGTGCGCGAGCAGATCAATACCTGGTCGGCTGCCACAACCAACGAGCAGGCCCAGCTGCAGGAAGAGACGGCATTGTTCGGGCAGAGCGCCGAGGCCCGCAAGATCGCTTCTGCGCAATTGAAGGTGGACGCGGATCTGCGCCAATTCCTCGCCAGCCAGCAAAAGCAAGGGCACACGCTTACTGACCAGGAGATCGCGGATTTGCGCGCCGCGGCGAAGGCGCGCAAGGACAACATCGCGGCGATCATGGGCGAGCAGCAGGCCCGCGAAGGCGCGGAGCAACTGCGCCAGGCCAATGCACGCTTTGCAGCCGAATCGATCATCGACGACCGTGCGCGCTCCAAGGCGCTGCTGGAAGTCGAGGCAGATACCTGGCGTGAACGGATCAAGCTGGCCGGCGAGGGCACCGAAGCCCAGAAGCTGTTGCAAACGCAATTCGACACCTGGTACGCGAATCAATCCGCCCGTCCTCAGATCGAGGCACAGAAGCAGCTGTGGCAATCGCTGGAGCAGACCGCGCACCAGACCTTCATCAGCATTGCCGATGGCGGCAAGAGCGCTGCTACGCGCCTGAAGGATTCGCTCAAGAACATCCTGTTCGACTGGCTGTACCAGATGACCCTCAAGCAATGGATCATCAACGTTGGCGCAACGCTGGGAACATCGGGATCCGGGGCTGGAGCCGCAGGCGGATCGTCCGGTGGCGGGGTTTTGGATTGGGTGAGTGCCGGCAAAAAGCTCTATGACGGGATTACGACCGGATTCGCAAGCGTAGGTGCGTCGTTGGGCGGCATTGTGTCGGGCTTGGGCAACTTGGTGGGATCGAGCTCGATCTCGGCGTTCGGTACCGGCATGGGCATGACGAGCGCACAAGCGGCCAATGCCGCAGCCGCCTATAACGGGGCCGGCATGACTGGCGTGGGTAGCAGTCTGAGCACCGGTTCGGCTGTTGGATCGGTCGCAGGTGCGGCTGCCGGCGTGGCAGCGGGTGTATACGGTGGTCGCGCGCTTTCAGGTGGCTACGCAGCGTTCGGCGGCTCGGGCAATGGGGCAGTCAATGCCGGAACCGCTATTGGCGCCACTGTGGGTAGCATCGTGCCCGTGATCGGCACGGCGCTCGGCGCCGTTGTCGGTGGCCTGCTCGGTGGAGCAGTCAACCGCCTGTTCGGCCACAAGGCCAAGGAAGTCACGAGCGAGGGCATCACTGGTACGTTCGACGGCAATGGATTCAGCTCGGGACAGCAGTATGCGAACTGGGTGCAGAAAGGCGGCATCTTCCGCAGCGACAAACACGGGACGGACATCACGCCTGTCTCGGCGGAGCTGCAGAAGGCGTTGGGTGATGGCTTCGCAGCGGTGAAAACCACGACGCAGGAGTTTGCCAAGACTCTGGGCGTGTCGGCGGACGTGGTGAACGGCTATTCCAAGTCGCTTAATTTGGAGTTGACCAAAGACAGCGCGAAGAATGATGAACTGATCGGCAAACTGTTTTCCGACATCGGCGACGAACTGGCGGCGCGGATTGTTCCCTCGATCGCTACCTTCTCCAAGGAAGGCGAAACGGCCAGCGCAACGCTGCAGCGACTGGCAGGCGACTTCCAGACCGTGGACGCGATGCTGGTCACGCTGGGCCGCACCTCCGAGCAGGCCTTCGGAGTTGTGGGCGTGGCATCCCTGCAGGCGCGTGAGCGGCTGATTGCATTGGCAGGTGGTACCGATGCCCTGGCCAGCCAGACCCAGTATTTCGCGGATACCTTCCTTTCCAAGGCAGAGCAGATTGCCCCGGTGCAGAAGATGGTTGCCGAAAAGCTCGGTGAGCTTGGCCAGCAGGGGCTCAAAACCAAGGACGACTTTAAGCAGGCAGTACTTGGCCTGGTGAACTCCGGTCAGTTGGCCACGGAAAAAGGGGCTGCGACGTATGCGGCGCTCCTGGCTCTCGCTCCCGCGTTCGCGGCTGTGGCGGAATATGCTCAGGACGCGGGCGATAGTGTGGCGCAGGCGGCAGAGAAGTTCGCTGCTGCCAAGAGCGTGGCCGACTCGCTGTTCAACGCAGCTGACGGTGCGTTTGCGACGCTGCAGAACGTGATCAACCGCGAGCGTTCTGCCATCTCGGCCGAACACGACGTGCGCATGAAAGGCATCCAGCAGCGCATCGACGCGGAAAACGCCACGATCGCCAAGCTGCGCGGATTGTCCGACTCCCTGCATGCGGCGCTGGGGCAAGTGGAAGTGACGGCAGATAGCCTGGAATCGCGCAGCGCGGCCCAGGCGAAGATCCAGGCAGCCCTGGCCATCGCTCGCGTCGGTGGACCGTTGCCCACGGCCGACAGCCTGAAGGGTGCTCTGGGTGTCGTCACGCGTGATGCCGCATCGCAGTTCGCCACTTACAACGACTATCTGCGCGATCGCGCTCGAACCGCCAACGATATCGGCGAGCTGGCCAACCTGACCGACCAGGGCATTTCGGTTGAAGAACGCACCCTCGACGTGCTGGAGAAGCAGAAGGACCAGGAGCAGCTGCAGTTCGAAAGCGAAATGAAGAAGCTGGACGAGCAACTTGCCGCCGCCCAGGAGCAGGTTGATCTGCTCAAGGGAAATAACGCGGCGTTGCTGTCCCTGACACAAGCGTTGGCAGCTTTCGGCAGCGCCCTCCAGGCGGCGCAGGCAAATCCTATCGCTGGCTCGACCGCCCCGATCACGCAAGCTTATCAAACCTACCTCGGGAGAAATCCCGAAGCAGATGGCCTGGCCTGGTGGCAGCAGCAGGCTGCCAACGGCGTGCCGATCTCCTCGATCGTGAACGGCATCAAGAACTCCAACGAGGCCAAGATCCAGAACCTGTACGGCTCGATTCTGGGCCGCGGTGCCGATGCGGATGGCCTGCAGTTCTACATGAACGCCATCTCCAGCGGCGCAAGCATTGACCAGGTGCGCGGCTGGCTGCAGAACAGCGACGAGTACAAGAACAAGGTTCCGGCCTTTGCCACCGGTGGAGACCACGTAGGCGGCGCGCGTCTGGTTGGTGAGTTTGGGCCTGAACTGGAAGTGACCGGACCTTCGCGGATCTTCAATGCGCAGCAGACTGCATCGATGCTCCGTGGCGGTAGCAATGAAGACCTGGTGCAAGAGCTGCAGGAATTGAGAAAGGAGACCGTGGAGTTGCGCAAGATGACGGAGAGCCACCTGTATGCGATCGCCAAGAGCACGCGGCAGACGGCTGATTTGCAGGATACGTGGGAAGTGGTGGGACAGCCGAAGGTGAGGGCTGAATAGTGTTCATCATCGACCCGATCAAATTCGGAAACCCTGCCTTCAATCGGCCTACCGTTGCGACCTACTTCGATGGCGTTGGCGCGTTGCAAAATGCGGCCATCGATGAGTTCCGTATTACCTATGATCCGAAGGATTTAACGTCAGGGCCAATCGCCCTTGTTGAGAAGGCAGCCACCAATGCGATTCGCAACAACACGATGCAGGGTGCTGTGGTTGGTATTCCTGGGCTGTCGCCGAATAACTGGGCCATCAATACAGCGTCGGGCATCAATCGGCAAATAGTCAGCATTACCAGCGAAGATGGAATCGACTGCATTGATGTGCGTTTTTTCGGGACAGCAACCGCCGCAACGCAGCTGTACATGCAGTTTGAAGGGAATACCGTAACAGCGGCTTCTTTGGGTCAGCAGTGGGTGCATTCAGTTTTCGCTCGCGTCGTTGCTGGAGCTCTGCCTGGCAATCTCCGCGTCACGGTAGACCAGTTTACGAATGGTGGTGGCTTCATTATCGGTGGACCTGAAACCAACAACGTGCCGACGAATGCGTCGTTGAAAGGTCAGCGCTATTCGTGCACGATTCCGGCGATTAGCGACGCTACTACCGCATTTATTCGCCCAGTGGCCTATGTGCCGGTAAGTAGCGGTCAGGTTGTTGACGTGACCTTGCGCATCGGCCTGCCGCAGCTGGAGCAAGGCAAGGATGCGACGTCGCCGATCAGGAATTCTGGTGTGGCGTTGACTCGCGCGGCTGACGTCGTTGGCAGTGGCGCCGCGCTGCTGTACTCCAATGTGTCCATGACGGAGGCAGCATACAGCGCCACGGCGACCTACGCAGCGGCTGATGTAGTGCGCGACCCGGCCACCAATGACCTCTACGAATCGGTAGGGGCGAACAACGTGGGTAACGCGCTCAGCGACAAGGCTAAGTGGGTGCCTCGCGGTGCTACCAACCGTTGGAAGATGCTGGATCAGTACAACAACACTCAGTCGCAGAATGCTGACCAGATTGTTTTGGTCTTGTCGCCAGGCGCCATCGCCCAGGGCATCTTCCTCGCCGGCCTGGACGCGATGGAAGTTTCGATGGTCATGCAGGACCCTGTCGAGGGCATCGTCTATCGCGAAACGCAATCTCAGGTGCTCTCCAATTCTCGTAGTAGCTACTTTAACTGGATATTCAAACGCATTCTGCGTAAGAGCTATTGCGTCAGCGTCCTTCTGCCTCCTTACTGGGGCGCCCTCGTCACCGTCGTCATCAAGAATCTCGGCAGCACGGCGAAGTGCGGCATGTTCGCGCTCGGTCCGATTGTGGATGTTGGCTTGTCGGAGTACGGACTGTCGACAGAGATCAAGGACTACTCGTCCACAACCTTCGAGTTCGATGGCACCAGTACCACCGTTGTCAGGGACTTCGCAAAGCGGATGTCCGTCGATTTGGTGATTAAGAACGAGTACATCGACAGCGTGCAAGAGGCGCTGGCCAACTACCGGCAAAAGCCCGTCGTGTGGGTCGGCACGGTGCTCTACGGATCGGCCATTGTGTTTGGCCGCTATTCCAGCTTTAAAAACATTATCGAAGGCCTTCTTCAATCGAAGATGGCCATGCAAATTGATGGAACTGTATAAATGACTTTCACTCAGATCACGCCAATCCAGACCGCTTTGCGTAGCCAGCCACAAGACATTTTCGACCAGATCATGGCTGTGTTCATGCAGCAGCTTCCAAGCACCATCACGCAGATCAATACTGCCGGCGTGCAGACTGACGCCAATGCCAGTGCGGCAGCGGCCTCGCAGCAGGCGGCTGCGGCGAATGCCGTATCCGCTGCTTCCTCCGCCGCGGTTGCGTCTACTGCGTCTGCAGCGCTGATGTTCAATCCGGTGACCAATTACACGCAAGGCCAGCCCGCGAAAAGTGGCATTAACTTTCGCGCATACCTGCGCCGCACCGCAGGGATTAGCGCGACAGATCCTGCGAATGATCCAGCCAACTGGATTCTGGTGCCGGTCCCACTGGCAGTGAGTCGCGTCGCGCTGGCCGTTAATACGACGTTGACCGCATCCCACTCGGGCAACCTGATTGACTGCACCGGCTCCCTGACGTTGACGTTTAGCGCGTCCAATCTCCTGGGCGACGGATGGTGCTGCTTTATTCGGAATGCGGATGGCGATACGACCGTGCAGCGCTCGGGCGCCGACTTGATTGACGGTCGCGCCTCCTACTTCATGTACCCGGGAGAAGTGCGGTTTTTCCAGTGCGACGGTGCTGGCAACATTCGTTCGTTCGTCATTAACGCCTTCCGTCGTTCGTGGCTGACTTCTGGCACCGTCAGTCTGCCGCCGGGGTACAAAGGATTCCGGGGGAAGCTCTGGGGCGCCGGTGGCGGGCGATATAGCACCCCCCTGAACTACGCAAGCGCGGGCCTTGGTGCAGGAGCTGGCGGCGCATGCCTGCCGTTCTTCCTCACTGCTGCCGCGCTCGGTGTGTCGCAGGCATTTGTTTGCGGCGCAGGCGGCGTTCCAGGAGCGGTTGGTGGTAGCTCCACATTCGCTGGGTTGACTATTTATGGTGGCGGTCCTGGCAGTAGTGTCAGCGGCGGTGCGGGTGGCGGCGTGTTTAGCGCTGGTGGCGCGGGCAGTAATCAGGGGCGGCCGGTGAATGCGGGCACCTCGAATCCTGGTTGCGGCGGTGCTTCTGGCGGCGTCGGCGGCACGCCAGCCCTGCCTGGCGACTCCGGTGACGGTGGTGCTGGAGGGGGAGATAGTTCCGTTGGTGCCTACTCGGCCACTGCGGGCAAAGGCGGCAATGCCATCAATGGTGGTGCCGGTGGTTCCACTTCGTCCGTGATTTCCGACAATGTGCCTGGTGGCGATTCCATTTTCGGTGGGGATGGCGGATGGTCCGGTTTCCTGTTGCGGCAGGTGCAGAGTCAAGCGCTAGCTAACCTGGTCGCGCGAACGTTCAATCTCGATACGACGCGACAGAATGGCGACTTGTCGTTCGTTGTGCTGGCCACATCCAGCCCGGGCGACAGCACGCCGCCGGCGCCAGCCGGTTACGCGCTGCAAGGCAGCTACAGCGGCGGCACCGGTTCTTACGCTTTGAACTCTGGGACACGTCGCGTGTCGGTGTTCGCTCGAATTATTGATGGCTCTGAGACGACCAGCCAAAGCTACAACCAGGCTGGCTTCGAAGGGTCAATTATTGCGTCGTATCACATCCCAAAGCAGGCGGGCGTTCCGTTGTCTTTCGCCATTGCTGGCGGCGCGGATAACACCGCTGGAACTGGCTGGAGCGTTACCACCGGAAACCTTGATGTCGCTGCCGGTGACTTCGTATTTGCCTTTAGCGCATATGACCACAGCTCCCTTACTGCGGGAACGGAATCGGCCACTTTCACACTGGCTGGCACGACGATCGGTGACGTGCTCCCTAATGGATGGATCGCTAGCGGCAGCACGCCGAATATTGCATTGGCCGCCGCTGCTGCTCGCGTCAGTTCAGGTGCTGCAAATGCCGCGTGCACATACGCGATGACCATGAGCTCGACGAGCGGCAGTTCGCCAGCCGGCGCCACGGCGCTGCTTCGCATTCGCGGCGCTGCGGCCCTGATCGATGGCCAGCAGCCTGCCGGTGGGTGCGGTGGACTGGGTAAAAAAGGCGGCGATGGCCAACTTGATTTGGAAGGAGTGATTTGATGCGGGTAGCGATTTTGGATGAGAACGACCGCGCGATTAATTTCGCAGTGGTGGCCAACGTAGATGAACTGGAAGGCGTGCGCACTGCGCCAGCTGAGGACAGTGGAAATATCGGCGATCTATGGGACGGTGAGGTGTTCGTCCCACCTGAACCCCCTCCGCCCGCAGTGCCGGCTGCCGTCACGCGCTTTCAGGCCAGGAAAAAGCTCCTGCTCGCAGGCCTGCTGGATGCAGTGGAGCCTGCCATCAATGCCATTCCTGACGCGATGCAGCGTCGTCTTGCAATGATCGAATGGCAGGATGCCCAGGAATTCATGCGTCAGCGCCCGCTGGTCGTCGCAATTGGGGCGGCGCTCGGGTTGAGCTCGGCGGAGCTGGACACGCTGTTCATCGAAGCGAGCGCTCTGTAAGCCTTTGCTGCGCGTGCCGGCCTTGTCGGTGCCACATCGGCCATGTCATGTGCGCGGCGAATCGAACTGCAGCGGTTTAGGTAGTAATTCATCCACATACAAGCCTTAGGGCGATTTAATTTTTCGAAAGGAAGCTATGCCAGAAGAACGCAAACTGAACGACGCCGATGTGGAGGCAATCGTTAGCAAAATGGAGGAGCGCATGACCGAGCGCTTTTACGGGGATATCGGCCGGGGCGTGTGGGCCATCGTCTGGAAGGCCGTCATCTCTGCCCTGGTGCTGGTGGCCGCATATGGCTCTATGAAAGGATTCAAATGATTCTGTCCCTTTTAACGATGTTGGGCGGTGGCCTGATGCGCCTGCTGCCAGAGTTCCTAGGGCTTCTGAATAAACGCACCGACAACGCGCACGAACTGGCCATGCTGGAGCGTCAGCTGCAGCTTGACCAGGCCCGTGCGGCCGCGCACAAAGAAGAGGTCCAGCTGACCACGGATTCTTCCCAGGTGCTCGCGTTGCTGGATGCGCAGAAAACGGCCCTGGCTGGCCAGGCGCAAATGACCGGCGTCTGGTGGGTGGACGCGCTGAACATCCTGGTTCGTCCGGTGACCACGTACTACATGCTCGCGCTGTACGGCATGTTTAAGGTCGCCCTGTTTGCCGTCGCGCTGCACGCCGGCGGCGGCGTGTGGCAGGCCGTGCTGCAGGTGTATGACCAGGAGGACCGTGCCCTCCTGACCGGCATTCTGTCGTTCTGGTTCGTCGGTCGCGTCTTGGATAAGAAGTCGTGAGTACAGCGCTGCAGCTTGCCTGCGGATTGATCAGGCCCTGTGAGGGCCTGTCGCTGCGGGCTTATCCAGATCCCGCATCTCCGCTGGCTGTGGCGATGCGAAAGGCGCGCATCTTAGCCCCTTACATGCAGGGCGGGGCGGAGATCCCGGCTGCGCTCCGGGATCTCGACGGTGAGCCCTGGACGATCGGCTACGGGGAAACAGAAGGCGTACACGAGGATATGTGGTGGACAGTCGACCAGGCCGAAGCCGGACTGGCAAGTCGTGCTGCAGCCGTGCTGGTAGGCGTATTGGGCGCATGCCCGCAATTGCTGCGTGAACCGTCGACGCGTCAAGCGGCCTGTACGTCTTTGGCCTATAACATCGGCGTCAAAGCATTCCGGCTCAGTTCGATATGCCGCAGTACATCGCGGCGGGAGTATGCGACGGCAGGCGACAGGTTTTTGCTGTGGAATAAGGCTGGAGGCGTGGTCTTGCCTGGGCTTACGGCGAGACGGTGCGCTGAACGTATCATGTATCTTGATCATGGAGTGCAGACTTCTGCACAGTCGGCTTAAGTCTGCTTCTTGGGATGGAAGCATTGCAATGGTGCCCCCGAAGTGCTCCACAGAATGAGGCCTCCCATCGATGTATAGAGGTCAGCAGCAATATTAGGCGCCGCCTTGATCAGGCGATGTTCACTCAGCGGATAGACCGGTTTATCCAGTTTCAGCTGGCCAAATGTACCTTCCTTCCAAGGCTCGATGGAGAACGCACCCTTGTACGTGCTACCACCGCTGACGATGGTATAGCCTCCGTGTTCTGACAGGAAGATCCGGTGACTCCCGCAGTCCCATTCACCCGAAATTGCTGCTGGCGAGTGATCTGAGCACGCACTGGACAAAAGCACAAGCAGCAACGTCAGTAGTCTTTTCATCGTTAATCAACCTGCAATTAAGAAAGCCTGGTCGTGCTGCCTCAACAGCACGCCTAGACCTCTGCTACTCAAAGCCAAATTGGAGAAAGCGGCCATACGAACCGGATTGAAGTCTAGCATAGTTGGTAACAGAAAAGTTTTTCTGCGGAAACGCAGCTATTTTCATGCATGGCAGGCCGGGAAAGTTCTTTACGGCTGGGACAAATAAGGATGCCCCCAGTGGTTGTCGCCTGAAGATATCGGGGTGAAAAGAAGACCTCGTCGCACAGCAAATTTCTACTATAACGAACGAGGCCTAAACTGGAGCATCATGCAAACAGTGGAGACCCCTATATTCGAAGAGGTCTTCTTTCGTTGGTGTTGTCCAGGATGCGGCTAATGGTATGGACCGGAACGCCCTGAGCGCATAAATAACGTAACGCCTCGTTTCTTCCGGAAATATTTTGCAGGCTAACACCAAGATCGATAATTTCACCAAGCTTCGTGTTTTGCCTGCGGCACCTCTGCGCGGGTGACATACAAGCACTCCATTAACTTCACTGTCACTAGTCTCTGCCTACTCGCCAATAGGCGGCGCTCAATTGACTGAAGCATGTCATTTATCAGAATATATGGAAGGACGAAAACAGCGAAATGATTTGATGCTTCACTTGCTACCGCCAATGGCCAGGGAATGTAATCCCGCCTCTATGCGAGAAAGCAAATCCAGAAACTTGAAGGGTTTACACATGAGAAAATCAAATGCCGTAGCCAATGCTTGATCGTGAACGTTGCCGTCCCAGTGACTCACAACGCCGACTAGTAATGGGCGTGCATTCGGGTATGCTGCCCGGACACTTGCTGCAATCTCAAACCCAGTGGTGTCGGCGAGCGCTACGTTCGTGAGTATGACCGTGAATTCGTTTTG